GTGTCTAAAACTCCTTGAACCGAATATGGGTCTTGTAATTCCATTTGGGTTATTAGTTGTCCTAAATCAACACCTGTCAACCCTTTTCTATATAATTCTCTATAAATAATTAATGTGCCGTCTGAAGGGTCTACTGTTCCCCAGATACAAGCACTTTCAGATGCGTAACCATAGTCAATACCTTTGACACGCTCCCAAGAGATAGGTATCTCAAAAGGAGTAATTACATGGACATCTTGTTCAAATTCCGTAAAGGCTGCGCCTTCATTAACATCCCAGTTACCTTCTAGCAACTGTTTACGCTGAGTAGGCGGCAAAGCCATCAGCATTTCTTCATATCTTCCGTCTTCAGCTAGATATGGATTATCTTCTAGTCTAGCCGGAATAAACTTTCTTGTTAGGTTATCTTCTCCTTAAACGATTCATTAGGAGGATATGGATCAACATATCTTTTCTTAACCCAATTAGCTCCTACACCGCCCGGATTAGCTGTACATCTCATGTATGTACTTATCTCAGGGTCGGTCGTTCTTAGGCGAGAAGCGAGATAGTTCCATCCAAACTCAGTAGGTAAGTGAGTTATCTCGTCAAAACCAATCCAAGAATAGGCTTGGCCCTGATACCGATAAACATCGGCATCTCGCTCTAAGAAGCCGAACTCTACTTTAGCTCCGCTAGGGAAGTTCCAAAGTTTTTCAACCTCTTTATACTTACAACCCGGAAAGGCTTTAGGGTAAAGTTCTCTACTTTTATCTATAAGCTCTCTTAACTCCGGCATAGATCGTCTAAGTATTAACGCTCTATGAGCTGCTCTGTGTGCAAACCGTAGTGGGTCTATTAACATTGCATAAGACTTACCACCACCTGCTGCACCACCATAAAGAACATCTCGTTCTGGTGCTGCTAAGAAGTCTGTCTGTGGCCCATCGTTAGCCTTAAATACAACATTGTCACCGACTTCTTTCTTTAAAGATGTAGGTACTTTATTTAATACATCTTCTGTTACAACTTTATTAGAGTTTGGTTTTTCTAGTTTGTTTAAAGTTTCTTTAGATGCGTTTAATGAATCTCTCTTAGCATCTAGTCTTTGTTTTAATCTTTCTGCACCCTTCTCTTTAGTTCGTACTGCTCGTCTTGCTTTTATCTTGGCCTTTGTTTCTGAGTGGAAGTTATATCCTCTACTCTTTGAACCTTTAGGTCTTCCTGTTCTTTTACGTGGTGTACCGTCTTTCTTGAGAACAAAGTCACCGTTCTCATCTGTCAGGTAGTTCTCTGGGTTCTGTTTCCAATCTTCCATTTTCAATTATGTTCTTTAGTCCAACGTGACTAAGATTCCTCCCTGTCTTTTCTGTAACCCAAAGACTTCCTTCCCTTAGAGACAATGCTTGATTCTTTACCATTCCTGCAACAGCTTTAAGAGTTTCTAGCTGCTCTGGTATAGGGTTTAAAGTTTTATTGTCATCGTCTAGTTCATACCCAAATGGTATTGTGCTACTAGTCCGTTGTAGTGTCTCCATTAATAACTATCTCTTCTTTGGCCGGAAGTATAAACAAACCTCCCTCTACCTTATGATTAACATCTAAACTATCTTTTTTGCCCAGACCTGTTCGGTCTAGAATTGTTTGTGCTGCTTGAATCCTTACACTGGCTTGCGGTATAGGCGCGTCAGAGTCCATAATGTTTACAAGCTTCATAGCAGCTTTAGGAGCAGACTGTGCTAAGATACTGGAGGCCATTTCAATGATCTCATGCTTCAATGCTTTAGCTACTTGCCAATGCCCATTCTTAGCATAACCAGAAAGCTCCGCAGCTTTCCTTAGATCACCTCCCGTAGTCATAAGATTGTCTAGAAAGTCTTGTTGTTTAACTGTTAATTCTTTTTTCATTCTATCTATTATACCCCAAAATCTCAGGTTTGTCAAGTAGTTTTTAATTTATTTTCGAAATAACTTGACAAAAGTCGAATTAGGGTGTATAATATAACTATTAAGACCCCCCCGTGTACCCCTATATAACCCCCTCCTAATATTATAGAGAACTCTGAAGAACTTTGGAGTTGCGCCCCTAACTACTTAACAAGCCTTTTGAGTAAAAATGTATATGATTTAGTATATATAGGGGGGGTGGGGGGTGGCCTCCTGCGTACCCTCGCGCCCTCGCTCGCATTATGCGCACACGCACACACACACATAGAAGACGCCCACACTCCGCACACTTCAGAGACCTTCAGAGTCTTCTATAGTCTTCCTTCCTCTCTCTGGAATCTCTGAAGACCTCTAAAGACTTCTAAAGATTCTAGGCTTACAAAAAGTCTATCTAGTTTACAGAGATTTATAAAGACTCTTGAGTCTATCTAGTAAACTTTGAAGACTTTGGAAGTCTTTTAAAATCAGTCTATTCTATAGTATTCTCCCTCTCTTATTTGATTAACTACTAGTATACAGGAATCTGTATAGTTGTCAAGTATTATCTTGTTTGATGGTCGTTAAAAATTACTTGACTTATTCTTAAAAGTCTATATACTGGTACACAGTTAAAACTTAAAAGGTACAGAAAATGACACAATTTAAACAATACGGCTACCGCAATTTAGAGGAATTTATAGCCGATCGTGATTTTCCAATGACTAGGGCCAGTTTGATAGCGTATTTTGAGCAGGTAACTGGTGAAAAGCCTACTTCTGGTCAAGTGCATATTATGCAGCCCGATAGTGAAGAAGAAGTACAGGATTCGTTAGATCGTCTTTATGGTTAAAAAATAATTAAGAAAATGCTTGACAATGATTATTGATTAGTTTAATATGTTTGACACTTAAAGAGGAAAAGAAATGAAAGCACCAACTAATCCAGCCCAATTAATGAAGATGTTATCTGAAATAAAGGCAGAAAATAATTGCACTAGAAAAGAAGCACAGAAAATCTTGAACCAAAGAATCACGGATCAATGGCATAAAAACATCAAAGCATCGGGAGTGTAAAATGTATAACTTGAAATTAAAAAACATACATAAAAAACCACAGAATAGCAGCATTAAGAAGGATTGGATTAAAAAAGATAATTGGTCTACAGGTCTGTACTACAGCTTGCTAGATGAAAAGAATCTACCTAATCGTATCAAAATAGGAGCGTGAGATATGTTCTATCTAAAGATATTAGGGCTACAATTAAACTGGCACTGGACTCTAGTTAGTCAGACTGAGAATATGTATCTAGGCTCTGTCGATAGAGAGAATGAGATAAAAGGATTTGTGGGTAATAGCTATGGAATTGTGGGCTACAAAAGGGAAATTAGACACGGCCAATTCATTAGAACATGGGAGAGAAGCGTATGAATAATGAGCTATTCGAGCACTGGCAATCATTAGAATCAGAAGTGAGTGACGCCATAGGATTAACTATTCAACTCAATACAGACAGTAGTCTAGCTAAAGATTGGATAGAGGATTTTAATAACGATGGCTCTTTTGCTTCTTATAATTTAAAATGGCTGTTGGTCTATCACTTTCAAGAGCATGGTATTGATGGACTATTAAAAGATTATCCAGAAATTGAAACAATTGGAGTTAAATAATACTTGACAATCTGTTTTGATGGTGTTAAGATACTTACAACTTCAAACAATAAAGGGTTAAGAAAATGAATGGTGAATATCAATATCAAATAGTAGATCAAGATGGCTATAGTCTGATCGAAATTTATTCAAACTATACAAGTCTTTCTATAGATGAATATTTTAAAAGGTATATAGTGCCTATGCTACCAACTATTGAAAGAACCTTTTTAGTAGAAAAGGCATTATGGTTAGAGCACCACGATTCATCCTCATCATTTCAAGCAGTCAAATACTAGGGGATACCATGATTAAAATATCTAAAACAAGCAAGCTAGGTTGTCACAGTTGGAGTCTAGAAGCTTTGAATACCTGTCCGGCTGCTAGGAAGCAAGATGGTAGCCTAGTAGATGCTTGCAAGGGATGCTATGCTAGAGGTGGTAACTATAGATTCCCTAACGTCAAAGCACCTAGAATCCATAATAAAGAGGATTGGAAGCGAGATGATTGGGTAGATGATATGGTAGCAGAGCTAGACAATCATAGATATTTCAGGTGGTTTGATAGTGGCGATATGTATCATATCAAACTAGCAGAGAAAATCTATCAAGTTATGGAGCGTACACAATGGGTAAAGCATTGGCTACCGACTAGACAGTATAAGTTTTTAAAGTTTGCGGATGTAATAGAGCGAATGAATAAGCTAGACAATGTAGTCGTTAGACTGTCAAGCGATTCAGTACAAGGTAAGAAGGTAAACTTTAGCACAT